GACCTTCAGCGGGTGAAGTAATGTGGTGGACACCACTAGCTAATGAAATAGAAATAGAAAATCAGTTATTTAGAAATGAAAATTAAAGCTTATACTCTTTTTACACCATCTCACAAGAAGTTTTTATATGAATATCTACTAGATTCATTTAAATATAATGAAAACATAGAACTAACTATCATTAATAAACCTCAATTATGTGAAACTGCAGAATTTGGTACAGATGGTTGGCATGGTACCATGTATTATAAGGCCAATTGTTTTTATGATAAACTAAAAGAGTGTGGTGATGATGAGATCTTTATGTTTATTGATCCGGATATTGTAATTTATAGGGATTTTTATGACGATATTGTTAAACGTATAGAGACAGTTGATATGGTCTTTCAAAATGATGGCCCGGGAGGTGTAAATACTGGGTTTTTTGCCGTAAAAAACAATAAAAAAACAAGAGCCTTCTTTAATACTGTGAGAGGTAATTTAGAAAAGTTTGAAGAAGAACAAAGAACTACTAATTATTTGTTAAGAAATCTGCAAAAATTTCCTGAGATACATGTTAAATGGAGTATGCTACCTAATGAATACTTTACTTTTGGTCATATTGCAGGACAACCTGATGGAAAGGGTGGCTTAAAAGGTCATTGGGTTAATACAGATGATAAATTTCCTATCCCTAATAATATTTACATTCATCATGGTAACTGGACACGTACAAAAGATGATAAATATAAAATTTTAGACGTTGTGAGGAAGAGAATAAATGAAAGTTGATTTTAAAAACCTGAGAGGCTCGGCAGATTACCCGACATATCCACCTTACCATGAAGGTGATTATATGGAAGAATATTTTTATAAATATTATATTAAAAATAAAAGCGAGTTTGATAAGACAGGGTTTACTTTAATACCAATTTTTTGGACAAATGTTTACTTAACTGGTAAAAATAAAGAATTATTACAACCATATTTAAATTATTTACCAAAAGATAAAAAGTATTTTACTGTTTCACAACACGACGACGCGGTAAATGAAGTATTACCACCAGGCACATTAAGTTTCGAAGCTGGTGGTAATAGAAACGGTATACCACTACCTCTAATTTGCTCACCTATCAAAAAAGAGCTTATAAAAATACAAGAAAAAAATATATTATGTTCATTTGTAGGATCAATTTCGAATAACGCGCAAGGGCGAGTAAAGCTATATCAAACATACGCAAATGATCCGGATTTTTATTTTTCAAAGCCTCGTTATTGGACAGCAGAAGTACCGCAAGATAATGTAAGAGAATTTATTGACATATCTCAACGTTCAGAATTCTGTTTAGCTCCACGTGGTTATGGAAAGAATAGTTTTAGATTGTATGAAGTAATGCAATTAGGTTCAATTCCTGTTGTTGTATATGATGAAGAATGGTTACCATTTAAAAAATATATAAATTGGAATGAATTTAGTGTATTAGTAGAGGAGAAAGATATACCTAATTTAAAAACTAAACTACAATCTTATACAAAAGACCAAAAAGAAAAAATGCTAGAAAGGGGTAAAGAAGTTTACAAACAATATTTTAGTATGGAAGGATTTAGTAAAAACGTATTAAGACATTTACAAGATGAAAAGTGATCTCCCAT